GAAATCCCCCATCTCTGGAATTGCGAACATGCCGCTTACTTTATCTTCGATACCTTCACCCAAGCTATATCCGGCATTCCACGCATCATCGTATGAAATACGACTATCCGCAACAAAACTGTCAAGCCCCGGTACATCACGGCTTATTGATATTGCAGTTTCAGTTTTGCCCCATGATGTTACTTCATCTTGCAATGAGCTAAGGCCAGAAGTCCAATCCGTACCAAAAATAGCATCAATTATCGTAGTTACTACTTTTCCAAGCGACAAAAACCACGAAATAATCTGTCCTATCAAATTGGCAACTGCTCCACCAAGGCCGTCAAAACCACCGTTTACAGCATTCAATACCCATTCGATAATTCCGATAAACGGCTCGACAAACATAGTCCATGCGCCCTGAACAATTCCGGCTAATACGCCTAAAATTGTGTTCCAAATCGCCGCGCCCAACCACGCAAATGCACCGAATATGATGCCTGTTGCGGAAATTGCAGAACCGGTCACTTTATTGATAGCAGCGACTACCAAGTAAATGACAGCGATAACCGCTACAATCGCTAAAACAATCCATGTGAGAGGGCAAGCGTATAAAGCCGCATTGAGCGACATTTGCGCCGTTGTCATTCCTACTGTTGCTGCTGCTTGCGCCGCTGTTGCCGTTCCTGCCGCAACTGACTTGATGGCTGAAATGGTTTTTAACACATTTGAAACTGCCATTACTGCGTTTTGTGTGACAACTGCGCCTGTATACAGTCCCATTATAGTTAATACGGCCACTAAAATAGGTTGTAAAATGCCCCAATTATCATAAATAAAACTGAACAAACCGCCCACAACATCAAATAGGAACATAACCACATTTGCTGCTGCATACATTCCGCCGACCAATCCGTTGACAAACTCTTGCACTTGCGGGTTATTCACTATATCATTTATTTTTCCCAGCACCGGTGTAAACGCTTGTATTGCATTGTTCTTAAACACCGTCCACGTCTGCGCCCATGTCATAGGCATTTCTTTAAACATTGCGTCTGTTTCTTCTGCCGAACCAAGCAAAGCGTTTCGTACAACCTCTGCTGTAACAAGTCCCTCTGCCGCAAGCTCTTTCATTGTACCTACGTCGGTTTCCATGTACTTAGCAATTTCCTGCGCTACTAATGGCATACCTTCCATAACAGAACGTAATTCGTCACCGTCAAGTTTTCCTTTTGCCATACTCTGTGTTAGCTGATACATCGCCTGCGAACTTTCATAAACACTCGCTCCGCCCATGGCACCTAGTTTATTGAACTGTTCTACGAATTTTGTTATCTGGTCCGTACTTTCAAATGACTTACCGGCATTCATAGCCAACTTAGATACCTGATTTAAAGTATCTGTATAGCCCGCCCTTGCGCTATTCGCACTCGCCATAATCTTTTTATTCAAATCCTCGACCGTTTCACCTTCTCGCAGTGTCAAGGCAAGTCGCTGTTTGGCTAATGCTAAGGTGTCGGAAGTGTCAATTACCGCACCCGCCGCTTGCATTGTTAAATACGCCGCCGCAACCCTTTTTACCGTGGATAACAAGGAATTGGCGCTAGTGTTTGCGTGTCCAATATCATCCGTGAAATCTACCGCGCTGTTTGCAGCATTGTCCATGTTTCTTCTGATTGCTTCAACATTATCATTAATGCTGTTTAAAATACTGTCGCAACTACCGATTGCACTTACGTTAATTGCGCTTGAAGATACTTGGTTAAGTCGCATAAAACCGCTAATACACTTGCCAAGATTTTTCGATATGTTCAGTAAGGGCGCACTTGCTCTATCAGTAACTTTAATGCTTGTACTAATCGGCTTTGCCATTTACTCACCTACCTTCTTTTCCTTTTTGCTTTGTCGGCCTCCTTTTTCTCGTTTTCTACCCTTAATTGAATACTTGCGATAAGGAATGCCTTTTCTTTATTGCTTAATTCCAGATACTCCCGTGGTTTCCACTTCAACTTTTGTATACAATAGTGAAGGACGCTTCCCTCGGCAGTATCGTTTATTAGTTTTTTGCTTCTTCGATGTCCTCGTTAATGTCGTCTGTATATCCGTTTACTTCCTGAATTTTCTGCGACAACATATCATATTCGCCACTCTTTAACATGACTTTCAATAAGTCGCCGCCATTCATAATAGGGAAGCCCGCTTTTTTGCTCCAACTATCCTGTAATGCTGCATTGTTAAGGTCCGGAACCACAATACTATTCACACATAACAAGGAAATGTACTTGATATTATCAAATTCATTTGTAAACTGTCCCCTCTTGCCGGGAACCTGCTTTCTTGTAATGCACTGTTTTTTGATTGCGTCGTTTTCGTCTGCGCTAAGTGCTTTAATTTCCCATTCAATAGGGTTTCCTTTTTTGTCTTTGAAACGTTTGCTCGCTACAAATTTTACATTTTCTTCTAACTCTACGTTCTCCGCAAAGAATAAATCTAACATATCTGCCATTTTTTATTACCGTCCTTTCGTAATAGGTCCTATTAATAAGGGTAGAAACGGTTAGGACGTACCGCTTTCGTGTGCGCAACACTATCTACCCCATAAAAACCATTTTCGTGAACTCACGAATATGGTCTAAGCTGCCGTAATTACTGACAATGTGTTGAATTTCTCGTCAAGGGACCATGATTCAAAGGTGAAATCTACGTCCTCGTCCAGATAATCGCCTGCGTCTGCATCAAACTTAGCAATGATAAGACTGTCAAAGTTGCAATCCTTCAATGTGGTTGTCTGTCTGCCGATTGAGGTTGACTTATCTTCCACTGTTACCTGAATATCAAAGTATGTATCAATTCCATCAATAGCGTACTTCTCCATCAATTCACGCATGATTGATGTGTTGTAGTGCATTGTCATTGAACCAGTGTACTTCATACCGGCTGCCTTGTTACCCTTTGACATAGAACCCAAAATTGGTACTTCTGTCTTGGTTTTCTCTGCCTTTGCTTCTAACTTAATACAGTTTGCAAAATTGTAGCGTGTGCCATTGATTGTTACATAACAAGACGCCGCACTACCAAACACCGCGTCTTTTGCGCTCATAATTCCTGCCATAAGCTACTCACTCCTTCCTTAACCAACAAATACGGTGCAGTAGAGGTGTTCCATAGCCTGTGAAGGCTTAATGTACTTTGTTACAACTACTGCTGTTGAAAGATCCCCCGGTTCTACGGTGATATCATCTTTACTAAATCCGGTAATTGCGCCGATGTTCTGCATTTCATAAGCAGCACCAACAAGCGCGCTCTTAAATGCAATGCGGCCGTCTGCGGTATTATTAACCTTTCCTAAGAAAGTCTTATTGAAAATAGACGCGGTTGTTGTGGCATCTTCGTCAAGAACTCTAATCACCTGATTGTTTGAAAAATCCTTGTTCTTTTCAGTCGTAAAGGTTGTTAAAGAGTTGATATCTCTAAGTACGTGAACCTCACTTCCTACGTTAGTGAACACGAATTTACCAGCTTTAAGTGCTGCTTCAAGTTCTGCCTGTGTGTAATTGGTCTTTACTTCAAGCTCGCCGTTATAAGTCATGTTTGTACATGATTTATTAATCTCGCAAGCTCCTACTGCACCGGCTACCCATGGTACCGCGTTAATATCGTCAACGCTAATCACGCCTTCGTAATCTGCCGCAACGTTATTAACTACCGCCTGAAACTTCTGTCCTACTTCATCACGCAATCTCTTGGTGTATGCAACTACAACCGCCTTGATTGCGTCGGCATCAGACAAGCATACCAACGCATTGAAAGCATAGCTTTCTAACGCTGCTAATGCTTTTGAATATGCTTCGCCGTCTACTGCGCCATTTGTACCGCCGGTAAGCGCTACACCCGCTGTCGCTTCCAGCGTTGCGTCTTTCTTGAATGTTACATAATCGTTGTCTACAAGTGCTGCCGCCGATGCAACAACCTGTGTTTCAATCAATGCGCCAGCAAGATATGTAGATACGTTAAACTTTGTAGGTTCGTCTACATTTGCTGCAATCGCGATCTGTAAATCATTACCTCTTGTTCCTGCGTACTTTGCAGTTGCGTAAGTACAAGCTGCTTTCTCGCCACCGCCATTTAAACGGTAAAGGTAAATTTTAACTGCATTCGCAAATACTTCACGGATATTCTTTACTTTGTCGCTATCCATTGAATAGCCTAACATCTTACGGCTACCTGTTAAAAAAGTAGCGTTTGTAAGCTCGATCACGCCATCTGCGCCCCAATCAAGTTCGATTGGCATTGCTACCACGCCGCGGGTTCCCATTGCCGCGCTCGCAGTTGCCGCACTAATAAAATTGATGTACGCACCCGGTAATACTTTATTCTGTGTAATAAAATTTCCACCGCCAAGGCTCATTTATACCACCTGTCCTTCCTATACCTTAGTTTTCTTGAATTTTTCAACAATCTTGTCAACTTCATCAATGCTGTAAGTTTTTGATTTATCCAGCAGTGCTGACAAGATATCTTTTGAACCCGCATATCTAGTGGACTTAATAAGGTCCACCGCGGGGAATTTCTGTACGTCCTTAGTCGCCATAATGTACTCCTTCCGTGTAACTCTCCATTGCATTGCCGCTATCTGTTTCGATTGTTTCAAAGTTATAAGACACATAAAATTGCAACAATCCGTCTGCTACTTTAGCATCCATATTGATACCCCTGTGAATGTCGCCATTTTCAAGCGTTATCATTCTTAGGCACTCTCTTAGCTTTGGTATCACTTTGTAGCACTCGTCCGTTGGTTCATCTTCATTTTCCGGATAGAAAGTAATGTTATACTGCGTATGCCATTTCCCCCTACCCATAATAAGCGGATCAGAATACCAATCCACTAAAGACACAAAAAAACAAGGGTTTTCAAACCCCTGTTCAATGCCATCATAATATACGTTGTGTGTATCTCCGAACATTGCGACAAGTGCATCTTTTATGCCATTTCGTATTGCTATAATCATAAAATCACCTCATAAAGTCGCTTATATGCGCATCTAATATAGACGGTGCCTTTCGTCGCAACTGCGTTTCGGCTTTCCTCAAAAAATGCTGCCCTTTTACATACGCTTTCTTGTGTTTTACCATTCGCAGCTTGCCATCTATAAATACCGGGAACTTCTGCCCCACATGCTGTTTGTGGCCTTCTTCCACATACAACGCATATTCAGATTTGTTCACGACTTCTACAACATAATCATTACCAACGTGACGCACTGACAGATTTTTGTTGTCGTCAACCCAATGTTTCCTTAGTTCGCCGCCTACGCGCTTGCTGCCTTTTTCATAAGCATGGTAATTGTGACCGTCAATGTCTTTCGGTGCATATACCGGCGTAAGCGGCGTTACCGTTGCAATTAAGTAGTCGGCCATTTCTAAAACCGCTTTTTCAATATCGCTTTCGCGCTTCGCACATGCCTTGTCAAACTCATTCTTGAAGTCTACTAACTGCGAATATTCCGCGCTCATTATGTTTTCTCCAATCTGTCAAGTAGCACTTCTTGATGGTTGCTATAAACCATAGGCTTACCGCTTCGTTTGTACGTTTCCGTGCGGCCATCTTGTGTTACTGTTATTTTCGCACCCTCTGGTATTTCTATCTCCGGTGCAATAAAAAGTTTGATAAGCTGATATGATGTGCTAACCGTGTCGCTTTCATCACTAGCGGAAGCAGATTGATAACTAAGTCTACACTTCTGTTTTTCGCAACAAATCGTGTCCCTTGATTTCGTTACGCCTTTTTCCTTGTAACTTTCTTTTACAACGATTGTACAAACGCCCTCATACAATCTTTCTATTGCCGCCCTGACTAAATCACTTACCATCTGACTTTCCGGAAAGCTACAATGTCACGCTTCCCGTATTCCTCCAATGCTTTGATATAGTCTGATAACATTTTCTGTGGCGATACGCTATCCGGCGTAGATAATTCTACCGTAACATCTCCTTCCACAATTTTCTTGTATGCGGCGTTTATATTGAAAGTTGCGGTTAAATCACTTGTGGCACCCTTTAATCTTAAAAAAGCGCCACAAGTGCGAATAATAACCACGTTATCAAGGTCCGTTGGTAGCTCGCTTATGTTGCATTGATTCTTGATTGTGCTTACCGTGGCCGAAAGCAATCTGTCAACAAGGCTTTCGTCCTCTGACGCTGTTTCATAGCCAACATCTGTCAAAAAATCTAATACATCACTCGCTTTTGCCATACATTAACCTCTTGACTTGATTCTACAAATAGGAATAGCTTTGTGGTTGAAGTAGGTACGGTTAGCTGCTACTGATTCACCGGAATGTACAATAGACCAATTCGCACCATTCTTTAACTCGGCATTGGTAGGTGATAAAGAAGCCTGTGTGGTTTTCTCATAAGAAATACCCTTTGGTGCGAATGCCTTACGCTGACGCATGTATAAAGTATCTTCGCCGCCGTTTACCTTTGGATCACGATCCATTTCGTAAGGAACCTTTGCGCCGATATCCTCAAAGCCAATAGCACCCTCGCCAAGTACATAGGTGGTATACACGTTGTATGCGTCTGCGTCCTCGCCTACGGTTTCAACCGGCATATCATCGTCGATTACAACTAACTTGTTGCCCCACTGTGCTAACTCAAGATTTCTCTGAATGCCGTCCTTGTCAGTGTACTTTAAGTACTCAACTAACTGTAAGTTCTCAAGGTTGGTTGCAACATCGGAGTGCATGAACACTAAAGAGAACTTCTTCTTATTAGCGCCGCAAGCCTTGTTGGTTGCGCTGTTAAGGGTTGTCGCCTCTAAGTTTCCTTCTACCTCGGTGGTGTGCTTCTCGACAAATTCAAGGTTCTTTGTGCCGCTTGACATAGCAAAGATACCTTCTAAGATTGCAAGTAAGGTGTCCTGATCTAATCCATCCTTGTATTCTGCAACCTGCTGCTGAATGTTAGCCATAAAGTCAACACCGGTAACGTCCTGTGAGAAGTCCTTCTCTACCCATGCCTTAGCACGACCAATTACCTGTACGCCCTGCTCAAAAGTCTTTGTGCTAGTAGCGGTAATGTTGGTCTGTCCGTCGTAGTTTACTGCTTCGCCGTCAAGTAAGCCTCTCATAGCAATTCGAGCGTAGTTTACGCCGTTCTGCGCTGTCATAACTTCCTTGAAGTCCGGTCTACGGGTTAATGCTCTTGATTTAATAAGTTCGTTTGTCTTTAAGTTTGGCACTCTGTCTACGCCATACTTGAATGCCTGTGGATTGAATGATTTCGCATCAAACTGTGTTGCCATAATAATTTACCTCTTTTCTTTGAATTTTTGTTTACTCCATCTTTGAAATATCAACGTCAGGGTTCGCCCGCATAAATGCGTCCAACTCCGTATACGACATTTCACTAATTTTTTTCTGCGTGGGGTTCTGCGCGCCGGGCGTTGGCTCTGCTCCCTTTGGCATTGCCGGCTGATTTCCGAACCAACTTTTTGTTAGTTCACCATCGGTTAAAGCCTTTATCTGTTCATCAATTCCGGTTAAGTTACCGTCTTTATCCTCGCCTACTTTTGCAAGGTCCAGAAGTTTCATAACCATATCAATGTCTTTCGCCTGTGCTTCGTGTAATTTGGTCCTGATACCGTTATCACGGCGCATTTCCTTAATCACACGCTCGTTTTCTTCCCTCGCTGATTTATTCTCTGCCTGTAATCGCTCAATCTCGCTGTTGAGCTTGTCAACGTCAATACTTTTGAGCTTTTCAAGCTGCGAATCTCTGTCACTAAGCTGACTTGTAAGGGTTTTAACCTGCTCTTTCAGGTTTTCCGTGTCTCCTTTGGCCTTGCCAATATCCATAGAATTTTCATCCATGATTGCATCAATAATCGCCTTTTCATCGGTTCCCTCAATCAACTTTTCCTTTAATAAGTTACTGATAAAATCTCTTTTCATTTCTCTGTGTCCTTTCTTCGATACGCTTTTTCGCGTGGTTGCGCCACATTCTTAGTTAGGGTTAATGGTTCTTTATCGTCTGCCATAAAAAGACAGAAAAAAAGACTAAGCATTTCTACTTAGTCTTATCTTTACAATGTGTACATGCGCGTCTTTTTCTTGTGCAGTATGCCTTATAAATGCAGCTTGCAGATGTAGGGCGAACAACTTTAAATATCCTAAAGTCACACGCCGTATGTTTGTTTCCACTTCGCATAATTCATACTCACATATATTGTTTCGCCGTTTTCATCCTTTGCCACGCGCATGTTAGTGTCAAAATCATCAAAAACGGGAATTACTGTACACCTGCAATGTGGATGTATTGGTGGATAATTCGCACCGACTACCGCTTGACTTAAAAGAAATACTTTCCCGTCTAGCTCACCACAAGTTTCACAAGTGAGGTTATCCAGTGTCGCCAAATATCTGTACTTACCTGCGCCATAATCAATATAGGCGTCTCTTAATCCTTGGCGCTCCGCATAAACCATTTCTGTATCAACCATAGCCTTAGTGCTATTTGATAGCTTCTTAAACGGCCTTTTAACGCCTCCTGCCGCTGTTTCGACCGGGGCTTTTAACGCAATCATGCGTTCAAGCTCCCTTTTTATGTCGTCTAGCAGCCGGTTTTTGTAATATTTTAAGTCGTCAAGGAAACTTCCATTGTTAAAATGCCAATTCGGATTGAATTTTGTCGTTTCACCAAGTTTTGAGAACTTTCCTAGTGATAATTGCGCTAAAAAAGCACCCTCGAAATATCCTTCGCGGTGCCTTTTTGATAGCTCTATTGATAAATCTTCTTCTAAATTGTCAAATAAGGTATTGACAATCGAATTGATTTCTTTATACAGCTTGCGCTTGTTCTTTTTTTCGGCCCAAAACAGAAGCAGCAAATACATTATCTCGCGTTCTGCCTCATGTTCTTCTTTAAGCAACAATTCCATGTATGCTTCATCTGCCGAAATCTCGTTTTTTTTCAATCCGTCCGCAATTTCATCAATCGTCATTTGCAGCACCCGCCTTTCTCAAATCCTCAATAGGATTATAGGCGTTTTCCGCTGCTCTCTGTTTTTCTAATAGTGTCGCTTCTTTCTGCGGATCAACGCACCATGGATGTTTCTGCCGGATTGTTTCATCACTAATAATATCGCGTGAAACAACGCAATTTTGAATAAGACTTGTTTCGTCAATCATCATGTTACGATTGAATGTAAATGTGATTTCCGTATCTTTAAAATTGCTACCCTTTAGCTGCATATCAAAATTGATAAAGTACATCAAATCTTCTAATGCTGCTTGCCATTCGACTTCCATATCGTCAGCGTCTAAATCCATATCGTGATATGCCGTCTGAATGTGCATTTGGTTAGCATCGGAATTTAAACGGTTGTCTTTTACATTGAATGCCTTCGCATTTTCGACTAACGCCTCTTTCAAAATCGCTAAAACCGCCTTGTAATTTTCCGGATTTACCTCAATACGCAATGTCTTAACATCGCCGGCCTGTCCGTCAATGGTTGACACCTTTACAGCGCCGTATTTTGCCAGATTGTACCGGAACTCACCTAAATTCTCACCGTCATAGTTGACAAGCACAAGAATTGTATTTCTGATATCCTCGTCCATTACATTAACGAAGTTACTTTCGATACGGTTAATAGCGTCCTGTAAGGATTTCAACCCCTTAATTAACGGCTGCTCTTTCTCATTTCGCTTAAAAACAATTAACGGAACCCTGCCCCAATTATAAGTTTTCTTGCCGGGGTTATCCAAATTGCCGGTTTCAAGTGTAATGTAGGCGCTGTCGCCGCGTTCTACGTCCTTTACAAGTTTTTCCCCGTCTAAAACGTAGCGCTCTACGCCATCTTTACTGTACACCTCGAATAAATGGTACAACTTACGCTCTTTCCCTTCGTACCCTTCCACTTCATACAAGCGGCCAAACGATTGTACGATGGTACGTTCTTCATCAGCGTACTGTGGTATGATTTCCCAGCTTCGGTAATGCTTAAAACACAAATTGCCGTTGCTATCGTAATACGGATAGATATACGCCACACCAGCATTTACACATTCTCTAGCGACACGGTTCAATTTTCTGTGCATACCCTTATTGAAGTACGCCTTTTTCAATTTCTTGCCGTATTGCTCGTCTGCCGTAGTAATGGTTAGTGGTTTCGCAATAATGTAGTTCTTCTTTTCATCAACGCATTTACCATACTGATTATCTACGATGTGATTATCCGGCATATTTTCGGCCTTTTCCTTCTGTCCGTCCTTGCCTATAACCATTCTGACGGTATGTAAAATGTCGTGGTCGCCGTTGTAATACTTTTCTGCTGTCAAAATATCGTTTCGTACCGGTGACGCAAGCCATTCTTCAATTTCTCGCTCCCAAAACTCCACATTTGACAGCGCCTTTGCTGCACCCGCCTTAATTATGTTGTTAATTCTGTCTGTTTCTGTAAAAATCGGTAAAATATGGCTCACCCCCTTTATTCAAATGAAAAACTGCTACCCTTCACCTTGTCCATGACCGCATATCTCATGCAATCGCAGAAATGTGAAAAGTCATGGTTCGGACGATTGATTGTATTACCTTTTTTGTCCTTATCCCATGAATAGTTGCTAATATCAATAATCGCATGTTGGCACTTCGGGTGAATTATGATTTTGTACTGCTGCAACAACTGAATGCCGTACAATACGCTATCACGGCCTTTTCGCGCCGGCTTTGCTTTATAAATACCTAAGTTTCGCAATTCCTGAATGGACTTTGGCTCCGCACTATCACATACAATAGGTTGGTCCGAATATCCCATTTCCCAAATTGCATTATAAATTTCCTCATTCGTCGCATTTTCTTTGTACCATTCATCAAATACAAAGATTTCCTTGTTGTTATCATCAATCAAGAATGCTCCAAATGCTGTCGGATCAGTAAAACCGAAGTCAATGCCAAATGCAGCCTTAACTCCGTTGCGTTTTCGGATTTCATTAACAGTAAAATGTCTTTCTTCCCAATTTGAGAAGATAACACCGTCAATTACACCCCATTCACCAAGTCCGGCCACTCTGTAACGGACCGGGTTTTCTTTCTTCATACGCTTAAACAGGTTCATATCCGCTTCATCTAACCATTCATTACACAAATAATTGGTTGTCATGGCTAATGTTTCCTTATCCGGATTGTCAAAAAAGCGGCCTTTTAACCAATGGTGACTATTCCACGGGTTAAATGTAAGCGTTATCTGCTTAAAAAGCCCTTCTGCTACTTCACCACGGATAGATTCATCAAGAATATCAAAATCTGCTTCTTTGGTAATCTCGTAAGCCTCCTCTATCCATACCCAACAAAGACTACCGGTATCTACTGCAATAGATGTAATCTTTAAGCCATCGTCAAGTCCTCTGAACAAAATTTTTTGTCCGGTAGGCTTATATGTGATTTCCAACGGACTTTCTGTGATTTTCCAATACTCTTTCGTACCCGTTCTGTCAATGGCCCATTTCAGCTCCTTAAAGCAGCTATCGTGAAGCGTTGTTGCAACCTTACGAACCACCAACAAATTCGCTGTCGGGTATTCCATTAATTTAATGATGAAGTATAAAGCCGTTGTTTTTGATTTTTTACTCGCACGGCTTCCCTTGCATACTCTGTATCTGCCTTTCCATTTCCAGAAATCGTCATAGCCGCCACCAATTAAGGCTCTAACTGACAATTCCTTTGGTGCGGCCTTTTGCATGACGTTTCCCCCTTTTCTACAACAAAAAGAGAAGTAAAGCTATGCAATACTTCCCTTTCCGTCCGCCCAAGCAGACATTTCCTACTCGGTGGAACTACCACCATACACGGGTTTTCATGTGCTATAACTCCGCAAAGTTACACCGCTATTAAGCTATCGGTAGGATTTGAACCTACGACATATTGATTACAAATCAATCGTTCTCGCCAGACTGAACTACGACAGCATAAAAGCGCACCCGTTTTCAGCAAGTGCGCCTTTTGTAATGAAATGTACCACCGCCTATAACGGCTGCTTACGCAAGTTGAGTTTCACATGGAGGGTTTTAACATATATGTATGGAATAAAAGCTATATGTCGTCTTTAATAACAATAGGCTGTACATTAACGTTGATATCCTTGTTGTACATGCCGCGGATTTTTGCTAAGTTCACGGCAGCATCTAAACGCTCTTTACCGTTTGGCTTTCGCGTTTCAAATACTGTTTCCTGCACGCCGCCGCCCTTAAATTGGTTCAAAAGCTCCTGCGTATCTTTCTCGCCACGCATAACGGCTGTGAAATATTCCTGAATTTCTTTATCATCGGCAATATTCTGTCCTTCTGACAGTTTCGCCATTCTCTGTAAATATGATTGTACGGAAGGTCTATTGTAAATTTCGTTACGCTTCTTCTCCGCCGTGCTTTTGGAAAAGCCGCAGGCCATCATACCCTTTACGGTACTTCCAGATTTCAAATATTCATCACAAAAGGTCTGTTCTCTAGCTGTCAGACCGTTTATGTTTCGCTCGCTCGTTTCTCTCGGAATGGCCGTTCTAGCCATAAAAACACCCCTTTCTTACAAAATAAAAAACGGACAAGTCTCTCCAACCTATCCGTTTCGATATTATTCATCGTGTTAATTATAAATTTTAAAAATCTATAGGTCAACAAACCTATTTTTAAACCACTTTTTAAAATTCCCCTAAGAAAGTTTTTCGCGACGCCAAAATTTTAAGGCCATTTTCGCCCGGTCGCCGCCGCAATCTATTCTTTTACTTTGCGTAAGCAAAAAATTTTGGCATATTTTCGGCACTTTTCAAAAATACGTGTCTATGTAGTTGCTTATTACCCTTGTCATAAGGTCATTCGTACTCATGCCCTTGCTTTTCGCAATCTCATTGAGGCGTTGTACCTGTTCCGGTTCCAATGCCACAATGTCGGTGCCGCCGCCTTTCTTGTCTATCTGATATACGACACATCTTCGGACCATTTCGGATATTGACATCCCGTGTTCCGTTGCGTACCTTCTCACAAAGTCGTAGTAGTAGCTTTCTAGCTCCGTGCATACTTTCGTTTTTCCATGTAATCGTTTCGTCCTTGCCATAGCTCCGCCCCTTTCAAAAAATCGCATAGGTGCCCCCTCAATCTCATTCTATCATTTGTATTCGTAAATTGCAATAACGCGAATACAATTCATTTTCGCCCCCTACTTTAGTTTTCGCTCCGCCAAATTTTGCCCCCTATTTAGGGTGGGTATTCGGTATGGAGAGTGGGGTGTATTGCCGGCCGGAAACGTTACCGGGAATGGGGGGGGTGCCGGTCGTGGGTAGCGTCGCGGGCCGCATCAATGCGGACATTTTAAAAACAACTAGCAAAATGCACAAAACCGCATGAAATCAGGGTTTTTCCGGGCTTTTCCCGGTGGTATTTGGTGGTATGATCCGGGCCGTTGTTCGCTATTGGCCATTGCTGCCGCGGTGCTTTTCCCC